CTTTAAATAATTAAAATTAAATAAACAAAAATGGCAACTACTACATCAATCACTACTACTTATGCAGGTGAATTTGCGGGCAAATACATCGCTGCTGCACTTCTAAGTGGTAAAACTATCGAGGACGGGGCTATCGAAGTAAAGCCTAACGTTAAGTACAAAGAAGTCATCAAAAAAGTAGCTACTGATTCAAATGTTATCAAAGATGCTACTTGTGATTTTGCTGACACAGCTACTGTAACTCTAACTGAGAGAATCCTTCAACCTGAGGAGTTCCAAGTAAACTTAGAGTTCTGTAAAAAAGACTTCCGTTCAGATTGGGAAGCTATCGAAATGGGATACTCTGCATTCGATAACCTACCTCCTTCATTCTCTGACTTCATCATTGCTCACGTAGCAGGATTGGTAGCTGAGAAGACTGAGCAAAACATTTGGGGTGGAGTAAACGCTACTGCAGGTGAGTTTGACGGATTTACAGTTCTTATGGCTGCTGATGCTACTGTAAACGATGCTGCTAACGGAGCTGAAACTTCTTTCTCTGCTTCTAACATCATCACTCTTTTAGGAAACGTTGTAGACGCTCTTCCTTCAGCCGTTATCGGTAAAGAAGACCTTACTATCTATGTTCCTACTGTTGCTCACCAAGCATACGTTCGTGCATTAGGTGGATTCGGTGCTTCAGGTCTTGGAGCTGCAGGTACAAACGCTCAAGGAACTCAATGGTACAACAACGGTAATGCACTTTCTTTCGAAGGAATCAAAGTTCAACTTGCACCGGGAATGCCAACCGATCACATCGTAGCAGGACAACGTTCAAACCTTTACTTCGGTACAGGACTTCTTTCTGACCATAACGAAGTTAAGTTGTTAGATATGGCTGACCTTGATGGTTCACAAAATGTACGTGTAATCATGCGATTCACAGCAGGTGTACAGTACGGTATTGGTTCTGACCTTGCTCTACTTACTTTAGCTTAATAAAAATAAAATGTCTAACAAAGAAGGGTAGGTAAGCCGATTGAGCCTGCCTGCCCTTTTTTAATAATATAAACTATGGCTTGTTCTTTATCACTTACAGGAAGACAATTCCCATGTGCAAAGGCAGTAGGAGGTCTTAAAAAGATTTACTTTGCTGCATTTGTTGAGGGAGGTCTTACTATCACGGCAGGAGCAGTAGACGGTACTTGGTACGGGTATGACCTAAGAGGTGCATCATCTGTAGAAACTACTGTAAACGGTTCACGTGAAAATAACTCAATTTTCTACACACAAACTGTAAACATTCAGCTACCACTTCTTGATTCTGCAACTCAAGACGAAATTAAACTATTAGCTGCTGCACGTCCTCACATCGTAGTAGAGGATTACAACGGTCAGCAAATGGTAATCGGATTGGAGCATGGAGCTGATCTTACAGGAGGTTCACTTGCAACAGGGGCTAACTTAGGAGATTACTCAGGATTCACTTTGACTTTTGAGGCTCTTGAGAAAGAACCACCTGCATTTATTACAACTGCAGTAACTGATTCTGCTGCTTCACCAATCGCACCTGCGGTAACTGCTGCAACATAATCTAACCAATAGATGTAATTAAGGGGGGCTAATGCCCCCTTTTTTTATGTATGTATGCAAAATGTCGAATTACATTCGTTATATACATATAAGAGGATAAAATGATAATTCTTACAACGAGCGTAGCAGAGCAAACTATACGGATTATTCCAAGAAGTTACCCTGATGATGTAGTGATTACTCTAAGAGATGACTCTACTAATACGACTACTACCTATACTCTTGATAGTATGGAGTGGGAGAATAGTGATGAGGAATGGGAGATGGTAAACATGGATTGGAATAGTGCGGGTGGTTATTATGAGGACAAGGGATATTTAGTAATATCTAATACGTTTGCACTTACTGAGAATAGATTTTACGATTTGACAATAACAGATGGGTCAAACGTTATATATAAAGATAAGGTGTTCTGTACTGATCAGGGTATTTCAGATTATTCGGTTAATGATGGAGTATATACTACAGAGAACACTTACGATAATGAATATATCATAATATGAGCAGACAAGCATATAACAAAAAACCTAAAGCGCATAATGACCTAAGAGTCATCAACTTTAGCACCTACACTTCTCCTAAGATTACAGAAGAGAAGAATAGGGATTGGGTGGATTATGGAGCAGATAACAACTACTATCAGTATTTAATTGACAGATACAACGGCTCTGCAACGAATAATGCTATTATAAACGGTATTTCTGAGATGATCTACGGAAAGGGATTAGATGCTACCGATTCTAACCGTAAGCCCGATCAGTACGCTCAAATGATGTCGTTATTCTCTAAGGACTGCGTAAGAAAATTAGCCTATGATCTTAAATTAATGGGTGGAGCTGCAATTCAAGTAGTCTACTCTAAAGATCATTCTAAAATCTTACAAGCGGAGCATTTTCCTGTTGAGACTCTAAGAGCTGAGAAGTGTAACGAAGACGGAGATATAGAGGCTTACTATTACATGGCTGATTGGACTAAAGTTAAGCCAAGCGACAAACCATTAAGAATCCCTGCATTCGGATACTCAAAAGAAGGAGTAGAAATTCTATTCATTAAGCCTTACAGAGCAGGATTCTATTACTACTCACCTGTCGATTATCAAGGAGGATTACAATATGCTGAATTAGAAGAGGAGATTTCTAACTATCACCTCAACAACATCATGAATGGTCTTGCACCTTCAATGTTAATCAACTTCAACAACGGAGTTCCTAACGAGGAGGAGAGAACACTTATCGAACAGAGAATCTATCAAAAATTCTCAGGGTCTTCTAATGCGGGTAAGTTTATATTGGCATTTAATGATAATGCAGAGACGGCAGCTTCAATAGAGCCTGTACAGCTATCGGATGCACACAATCAATATCAGTTCTTATCTGATGAGTCTATGAGAAAGATCATGGTAGCTCATAGGGTCGTTTCTCCGATGCTTTTAGGTATCAAAGACCAATCAGGACTCGGAAATAACGCAGACGAGCTTAAAACGGCTTCTACGCTAATGGATAACACCGTTATTAGACCGTTTCAGACACTTTTAATAGATGCCTTTGATAAGATATTAGCTTACAACAATATCGCTCTTAATATCTACTTTAAAACGCTTCAGCCACTTGAGTTTACCGATTTAGAAAACGCAATGACTAAGGAGCAGGTAGAAGAAGAAACAGGAGTGAAGATGTCAAGTGAAAAACCTGATCTAACAGACGAGCAATTTGAAGAAATATTCAACGCACTTGATGAGCTTGGTGAAGAAGAAGATTTAGATGAGTGGGAGCTTGTAGACGAGCGACCTGTAGATTACAAAACAGAAGAGGCTTTAGATAAGATGTTGGGTTTTGCTTCAACAGGTAGAGCAATACCTAATGCAAAATCAGAGCAAGACGAAGAAGTAGACGGTGTACAGTTTAAGGTACGCTATCAATATGCACCACTAACCACAAAACAGAACTCACGAGAATTTTGTAAGAAAATGGTGGGTGCTAAAAAGATATACCGTAAAGAGGACATTGAAAAGATGAGTTCTCAGGTAGTAAATGCAGGCTTTGGAGTAGGAGGAGCTGACACTTACGATATATGGCTTTACAAGGGTGGTGCAAGATGTCATCACTTTTGGATGCGTAAGACGTATATGAGTAAGAAGGGAAGACCTGATGTAGGGAATCCTAACGCTGAGGTTTCTGTAAACAAAGCAAGAAAAGAGGGCTTATCACCAATTACTAACGACCCTAAAGTGGCAAAGCGACCTGTTGATATGCCGAACGAAGGATTTGTAAACCCAAGATAAGATGGCAATAGCATTATTTATAAAAAGACAGGATTTAGTTCGCAACAGCATCTTAGATGGTAATGTAGACACGGACAAATTCATCCAATATATTAAGATCGCTCAAGAGATTCACATTAGAAATTACTTGGGAACAGATTTATACAACAGAATCAGCAATGATATTATCGCAGGTACACTTGCAGGTGATTACTTGGATTTAGTAAACAACTACGTTCAGCCCATGCTTATTCATTACGCAATGGTGGACTATTTGCCTTTCGCTGCTTATCAGGTTAAAAACGGAGGAGTTTATAAGCACAGCTCTGAGAACTCTGAAACAGCAACTAAGGAAGAGATCGATTTCTTGATTAATAAAGAGAGAGACATCGCTGAGTACTATACAAGAAGATTTATTGATTATATGTCGTTCAATCAAGAGACGTTCCCTGAGTATTACACGAATACTAATGATGATATTCATCCTGATACAGACGCAACATTTAACGGATGGGTGCTTTGATAAAAAAAAATGAGAACAAAGGTTATAAACCGAAGAATACAAACGTTATAAAGTTAGAGCGATTCTTAAAGAAGATAAAAGATGTCAAACGCAATAGATTGGGGTAAGATTTACTGCTCTACTTGGTGGGGAAATAAATCAAATGTCGAGACAATCAATATATCGAGCCGACCATTCTGTTTTATAAACTTTGTGCTAAACTTATTTAGATGATATACAATAACAACATAGATTGGGGAGAGATATACGAATCCACTTGGTGGGGAATAGGAGTAGACACGAACACGATAGGATGGGGTATAGTTTATAAGAGAATAGCTGATCAAGCCTATTGGCAGTATCAGAACTCTTACTACCAAGATGAGATTAACATTTGGAATGATATTTAAAAAATAAAATATGGCAACATTAACAAACACAAAGATTAAAGACACCTATGTCGGTCTTTTAAAAACAACAGACAACCAAGCAATAGATGCTGCGGGTGTTACTCTTGTCGAGGATGGTGCGGGTAATGCTTCTGCTCTTTCGGTAGGTCGCTCAGGAAACGGGGTAACAATAACGGGAACTATCACGGGTAATTTAAGTGGTAATGTAACGGGGGATTTAACAGGAACAGTGCTAACTGCTGCTCAGCCTAACATCACTTCAGTAGGTACTTTAACAGGATTGAATGTTAATGGAGGTACTGATAATATATTAGCTTCTTTTACAAGTACAGATACTGCTGCAAGAATTGAATTTGCTGACAATACAACTTCAGGTCAAGTTTCTGTGGGCGCACAAGGAAATGATTTTGTTGCATTCACCAATGGTCAAGAGCGTCTGCGCATAGACTCTTCAGGACAAGTGGGCATAGGCACTTCAAGCCCTTCAAAAATGCTTGATTTAAGCAGTAATAATACTGCGGGTACTGCTTTAAATACTCTTAGATTTACTGATACTGATACTACTTGTTTAAATGACCAACCACAAGGTGCAATAGAGTTTTATACAAGCGATACTACTGATGCGGGAGTAGCTTCAGCAATTAAAGGATTGACAGGCTCAAGTGGTGCTTCGTTAGGTAGATTGGTGTTTGAAACTGCGGGTACTGAAAAGATGCGCATAGATTCTGATGGTAACGTAGGTATAGGCGAGTCAGACCCTTTAGCTAAAACTCACATAAAGTCAGGTAATTCAGGGTTTTCGGGTTCTTTAAATGCAAACTATGATGATTTAGCGATTGAGGGTAGCGGAAATACGGGAATAACAATACTAACTCCAAACAATAATAATGGGGGTATTTCTTTCTCAGATGAAGATGCCGAAGTTCAAGGTTCTATAGCATATCGACATAGTCTTGATGCTATGACTTTTAATACAGCAGGCTCAGAAAAAGTACGCATAGACTCTTCAGGTAACGTAGGGATAGGCGAGTCGAGTCCTTCTTCTAAAATTCACGTTAATTCAGGAACGGATAATGATGTAGCTTTATTTGAATCTACTGACCAAAACGCAACACTAACTATACAAGATTCTTTTGCGAAAACAAACCTTGTTCATAATGTAGGGCAATTTGAAATACAGATAGACCCTGATAATGTTGGAGGCGCATCAGCACTTATTGTAGAAATTGATGGTTCTGAAAAAATAAGAGTATTGAATGGAGGAGGTATAACCTTCAACGGTGATACTGCTGCTGCTAATGCGTTAGATGATTACGAAGAAGGGTCTTTTACTCCTGAATTTGCAGATGCTGCAACAGGCGGTAATGTTGCTACTATTAGTGGAGGTGCTTATGGTCGCTATACTAAAATAGGAAATCAAGTGATGATAGAGATTTCTTTTAATAACATAGACACGACAGGATTGACAGGTGGTAATGACGCACATATAAGAAATTTACCATTTGGAGGTGATTCTACTTCGGGTGCAGTATATGCTTTAGGCTCGGTATATCTAAACAATTTTACCGCAACCGCAAACACTATTGGGATAGCTTCATCATTAAATGATGCACACGACTATGTAAGACTTGTTCAAACTATAGATGGAACTATTCAAGATTTTGCAACAGTTAGTCAGTTTAGTTCGGGAGTTGCAGACATATTTACTTCATTTGTGTACACAACATCATAAAATAAATTTAAATAAAAATGGCACTATCAAAAGAAAGAGTACAAGACAAAATCGAAATCGCAGGTAAATTCAAAGCGATTCAACTTCGTTACGCTGACCAAATCGTAGAAGATGGCAACGTTATTTCTCAAAGTTACCATAGAGATATGATTGTTTGCGGTGATTACGCAAAAGCAGACGAGCATAACGTAAGAGCAATCGCAGATGCGGTATGGACTGCTGACTTAATCGCGGAGTTTCAAGCAACACTTCCAAGCGAGGTAGTTGAAGAAGTAGTTGAAGAAGCTCCTGCTGAAGAAGCGGTAGAGGAGGCATCTGAAGAAGTCGTTGAGTAATCGTATATTAGTAGGGAATTTAAATTCTTTATTATGAAAAAAATTACTCAAGAGGAACTCGAAAAGCTACAGGAACAACAAAACGGAAAACTACACCTTGAGCGTAGTATTGGTTTGTTAGAACGTGATAAGTTTTTTGCACTACAAAGGTTGCAACAAACTATCGCAGAACAAAACGAATACTTAAAAGAACTCGAGGACAAGTACGGTAAGATTAATGTAGACTTATCAGACGGTTCTTACGAAGCGATTGAAGAGTAATTAACACGGTATGGGGGGCTTAAATGCCCCCTTATATCTTAACTAACTAAACATGGACAACAAAATATCATTTATTGCAGGATGGTTTTTAACTACTGCATCTACAATATCAGCAGCGGGGGTTCTTAATGCAATCGTTCTCGGTTTATTGGGGGGCTTTTTTGGTTTACTCGGTAAAGAGGGTTATTACCAAACAAGAGACTACGTAAAGAGTACAGCTCCTAAAGTAAAATCTTGGTGGGCATCTAAAATTGCTTGGGTTAAGAGTAAGTTCTAAATGACAGCTCCGAAGCTAAATGATGACAGCTCTTTATCTATAAATATCAAGTGGCTTATTCAAATAGTCATATTGGTAGGGACTGCTGTTTATTTATATTTTGGACTTGACGGTAGAATAACAGACAATGAGGATGAGCTTCGTGGTTTAAGGTATAATCAAAACACTTACATTTTTCCTGACATTCGAGTTTTAGAAAATGAAGTAATCGACTTTAAATTAGAGCGAGAGAGGGTACGAAAAGACATTCAACGTTTAAGAGAATTAGTCAATGAAAATAAGTGAGCATATCACATACGCTGAGGCTTGTCATTCAGCAACTGCTAAACGATTAGGCATACCCAACATTCCTAATGAATATGAGATGTGGAATATGGTTATATTAGCAACTGAAGTCTTTGAGCCTTTGAGAGAATGGGTAGGCGGGGCTATTAAGATCAATTCATTCTATCGCTCACGAGAACTAAACAAAGCCATTGGTGGTTCTCAAAAGTCTATGCATTGCGAAGGACGGGCGATTGATATAGATGATGTGTACGGACACAAGACCAACGCTGAGATGTTTGATTACATTACTATGTACTTAGACTACGACCAACTCATTTGGGAGTTCGGAGACGATTCTAATCCTGATTGGATACACGTCTCATTTGTAGAACACGACTCGAATAGAAAACAAACTCTAAGAGCTTACAGGGAAAACGGTGGTGTTATTTATAAAGTATTATGATAGACAAAAAACCATTTAACGAGACCAAAGTAGGAAAGCTACTAAACAAGGTATTACCCGATAAAGGTGTTATAGGTGTTTTAAAAGACGTTTTAGACCTTGACGAGTCCCTAACACCTGAAGATAAAGAAAAGGCAGCAGAGAGGCTTATACAGGCTTATGAGGCGGAAGTAGAAGATAGAGACTCTGCACGTAAGCGAGAAATAGAAGTTACCA